AAACATCCCCATACTTGATGTTGTGTCAATCCTAGTGCAGATGGAAGCATTTTTGTTGGGTCTTGCCCTACAATTAAACCATGAATAGGAATACCACGATATTGTGCTCCACACTCTAACAAAACAGAAAATGTAAGCGGTTCACACGGTTTACATGATACTGCATGAATAACACACCTTTCAATGCCGATTTTGGTATGATTTGTAACAAACTCACGACGAACATATCCATATAGATGTTGAGGTAATGAAGCAGTTAAGCTATGCATAATCAGCGCGGAAAATACACAGCCTTGGCTGTCATAAGCTTATCCTTTTCATCTTCAAAAAATCCTGCGGCAAGTTCGTGAGCGCCCATATACCAAGAATCATTGTAATTGAGGATGATGTCAGTTTCAATAACCATATCAACATCATGCAATCCTCCCTCATACCCATCAATCACTACAGGCATATCAGGATGAAACTGCTCTAACTTCTTAATCAAATCTTTTACCGTCATATCGCCACCAGTTCATCAATGTTTAGAATACGATAGTTAGGACCAATAACCGAACGATGCATGTGACCTGAGTAAATCATGGGATTACCAAGACGGTCCCAGATACGCTGAATCACATCCATGTTCACATCATGCCAATCCTTGCCAACACCAAACCACATCTTTGCACTGTCATCGAAATGTGCCTTACACACTGATGTGGGAACATCATGAGTGATAAGTACATCAATCTTTTTGTTTTCAGCATTTTCAAACAGACGAAGCACTTCATGACCTGAAATGTTTTCTTCCTTGTCCCAATGCCAACCTTCATGTAAACGGATGGCTTTGTCAATACTCGCAGCACCACCCATGAAGGCAATCATCTTGCCATCAATCTCCATCACAGTGCCACGTGGGATATAAAACAAATTGGCATCATGCCATACTCGCGTTACTTCGGTGAGTTGTACCCACCGTGAACAATCATCATGATTGCCTTCAATGAAGTAAATGGGGATTTTTGATTCTTTAGCTATTGAATAAAAGCCACCTGCATTCTTATTGAATAACCCAAAGTCACCAACTTGAATGATGGCGGTGGCATCAACTTCTGTTGCTATCTGCACCGCACGGAATAATGGATTATTGTTGCCGTGAATATCACCAAGAAGCAGAATCATATCATCTCCATGTAAAGTACGGAAGGTGAGGGAGTCGAACCCACATAACCTTTCGGTCGGCTGTTTAGTAGACAGCTGCAATACCATTATGCGAACCTTCCAAAAAGCGCCCCCGATAGGATTCGAACCTATGACCCACAGCTTAGAAGGCTGTTGCTCTATCCATCTGAGCTACGAGGGCATACTGTAATATAACACATTCAGCCAGTTTGTCAAGTGTTAATTTTGTTCATATAACAATCTGCAACGCCGAAATGGTTCATCTGGATGACCACGGAAACCAATGGCATGCATACTTTCATGTGCTAGAATCCAAAATCTGCTTTCATACACTTCTGGTACGTAAATGGCGCTATCTTTGGGGCTGTAATATCCTGCCAAGTTTATGGAACCATCCACGGCATCAAAGCGAATGGTGCTTCCTGGTAGAACAATCCAAGTGATGTCCTCGTATTTCAATTCAGGTGTTACACCACTACATTTAACGGCATAATCATAGGCGTCATGTCTTTGCTTTTCTATTCGCAACGCCTTGGCTTCTGGTGTTTCACCCTTGTATATTAGAAAGAACACCACAAGAAATAGAACAACTAATATAATAATTGATATAATCTTTTTCATAACATCTCCTTAAAAAGTCCGCATCCTTGGAGTTGAACCAAGTACCTTTGCTTTATCAGAGCAACGTGCACACCACTTACACCTGATGCGGATATGGGGGTGGAAGGATTCGAACCTACTCGGGCGCTTAACCGACAGATTTACAGTCTGTTGCAGTCCTCCAACTCTGCGGCACCCCCATTACTTACGCATTACCAATTCTACAATTGCCCATATTAATCCGATGGCAATGGCGATACCATCACGATAATCAATAACTTGTTCTCGGCGTAAAATCCAATGCCATGTCAACCATGTCCAACCAGGTAGAAACAAAACTCTCCAGTAGGACCATCGTACATGATCCCAGATTGTTTCAGACAACGTATCACGATGCCCGCGTGGTAATGATATGGCTTCTATGATTAAGGCAAAAATGAAAACACCTAACCATATTCTGCGAAACACTTGTGTTGTTTTAGTTTGTTCTGTCATGTTTATCCGATTAAACACTAGTAGCACGGATCGGATTTGAACCGATATATTTCGCCTTATGAGAGCGATGCCTAAACCACTCGGACCACCGTGCCATAAAAACGGGATGGACGGGACTCGAACCCGCAACCTCTGGAGTGACAGTCCAGTGCGCTAACCGATTGCGCCACCACCCCTAAATGTAAGTTTACGTAACGAGGAGTTGAACCTCTTCGCTTAGCCAGCGCCTGTGTAGAATTGAACTACATTACCGGAGTATTTCATCCGATGCTCCAAATAGCTATCACATAAACTTACAGTACGTCCTGTAATTTTAAAACCAACGAATCATACCAATGATGTCAATCATCAACCACACGCCATTTACAATCATCATGGGATAATCATGCTTACGCCAGAAGCTATGTAGCATGCCACCATGACCGAAAAAGAAAAACACATACGGGATGAACAATGGTACGGGCAACTTTCCTGCCAACATCACACCACCAAGAATCAATAAGATAACTGCCCACCACTTGCGTTTCACCAAGGCATGTTCTTCCGTCTCAGTTAATGTTTTCGGCTTTGCAAACAAAATGTCTTTCATAACGCCTCAATAAGTTAAATAAGCTCCCAGAGAGGGATTTGAACCCCCGACAGGGTGATTAACAGTCACCTGCTCTACCTAGCTGAGCTATCTGGGAATAGATTGATTGTGCGGGACTTCTCAACCCGCTATGGCTTCATTGAATAGAAGTACCTCGATTCTTTGGTTTACAATCAAAATCAGGTAGGAGGGATTCGAACCCTCTTCCCCCGCTCCACAGGCGGGTGCCCCTGCCATCTGGGCCGCATACCTGTTAGACGCCACCGGACGGAGTCGAACCGCCGACGCCCAGCTCTTCAGGCTGGCGCTCTACCAACTGAGCTACAGTGGCTAGTCCCACAAATGTTCGTAATACTTTCCAAACAATCGAAATCCGTTGCTGATACGTTCGTGATGTGCTTCACGATGCTCCCAATCAACATCATCAACTACTTTACTTTCAAACGCAAAAATCATTTCATCCATTATCCAATCCCAACGCTTGAAATGATTGTCATCTGTATCCCATGCATTTTCAGTAGGTGGAGCTGCTGAAGTGCGAAGGTGTTCAGGAACATCTGCATCATCTGTATATGGAGCACCTTGTTTGGTTTCTCTCAATTGCTTTAACATGGGAACAACAATGTGCGCCAAAGTGTAATCCATACTCCAAGTATCCCACTTATCAATACGTACTCTTATCTTTCGTTCTTTGCTGTGGTCTTTCGGATAACGTCCAATATATGCTTTCATATTATTTGCTCAGGCTATGACGAACAGGTCGTCCGGTTTCATCTACTGCTACAAATATCATTTCATCAATATTAACGATGGTTCTTTGTGTTGTCAAGTCCCGAACCTGAACTTCCAACGTGATGGAAGTTTTTCCCACCTTTTTCAGAGCAATACCAATTTCTACAATATCACCTTGAAAGGCAGGCGCAATGAAATTTATAGCTGAAATGCTTTTCGTTACCACGCGCTTATGTCGCATCTCAATGCCAGCATAAATTGCTGCTTCTTCGTCAATCCATGCCAAACACCGACCACCAAACAAGGTGTTATTGGCATTCAAATCACCTGGCTGTACCAACTTCCTTGTTAGAAATCTCATGTTATCTCCATAATGTATAAAGAGCGGGTAACGGGGTTCGAACCCGTGACATCAACCTTGGCAAGGTTGCGCTCTACCAACTGAGCTACACCCGCAAATGCATCCTGTAGGAATCGAACCTACAACCTAGTGATTAAGAGTCACGTGCTCTGCCAATTGAGCTAAGGATGCAGATTCAAAAAGAGCTCCCGGTGGGATTCGAACCCACAGCGTTTCTTAAGTGCTGGTTTACAAAACCAGTGCAATCAACCGTTATGCGACAGGAGCGTAAAACTTATTTATTAGAGTAATAAAGCGGGAAAGGTGTTGTCCTGCAATCAGGTGATAGGTAGTTGCAACTCCTATCTGTGTATCACCCCGAAATCGTCGGGTCATGACCACCCCTATACATCGTCGCTATTCATCCTCAATTCAGTTCCAGTGAATTGTTTGCTGTGTCCTAGGGTGAACCCTATGTACGTTATCAGTTTTCGGATGCCTTTCCATACGACCACTAACCGAGTAAGACTCGTCCTGCCATATTACCCATTCATCATCCAACCGCCAGATTGAAACTTTGATTCTTTCCGACGCTTGTAATATTCTTGTTCGTTATGCTTTCTTTGTAATTCATTTGCCCAGGTCCATCCACAATTAGAACAATCATAATTCCAAATGCGAACTGGGAAACTTCCCCACCGTTCTGTATACATAACAGGCTTATCGTTAGGCATACATTCGGTATTACACTTTGGGCAAATTTCTGGGATTTTCGTCGCCATAAATTCTCCTTGAAGTGAAAGAGCACGTGGCGGGAGTCGAACCCGCGTCTCTAGCTTGGAAGGCTAGGATAATAGCCGTTATATGACACGTGCATAGTAGTGAGGAAGTGCGATTCTTTTGCCTTTAGGTCTTCCGACGTTCGGGTACCACCCTCGACAACCTCACTACAAATCCGCCCGGGTGGAATTGAACCACCTACCAACCGTTTATAAGACGGCCACTCTAACCGATGAGCTACGGGCGGAATAAACTACCAGTGGACTTAGGGTCTGATTGGTTTTCCGTTGCTCATCGTCCTACAAGTGCACCCCCTGGGATTCGAACCCAGCCCTAAAAGATTAAAAGTCTCTTGTGCTAACCGCTGACACTAGGGGTGCATTACTACAGTGCTCCGAGTCGGAATCGAACCGACAAGCCTTTGGGGCGGGAGATTTTAAGTCTCCTGTGTTTACCGATTTCACCATCGGAGCATTTCATTACTGCCATTCATTCATTTCATTTGTTTTCAATCAACTTTATTAATATACAACATCTACTTTCATTTGTCAAGCCCTACATGCTCTCAGAGGGAGTCGAACCCCCACGGTTTCCCGCCAGATCCTAAGTCTGGTGCGTCTGCCAGTTCCGCCATGAGAGCGTTTTACATGTCGGGAGGGAATCGAACCCCCAACCGCTGGTTTTGGAGACCAGTGCTCTACCAATTGAGCTACCGACATATAAACGGACAGTGAGGGATTCGAACTCTCGGAACCTTTCGGTTCGACGGTTTTCAAGACCGTTGCAATAGACCACTCTGCCAACTGTCCTTCAGTCGGGGAAACAGGATTCGAACCTGCGACCCTTCGCTCCCAAAGCGAATGCTCTAGCCGGGCTGAGCTATTCCCCGATTTATGCTCCCGGTGGGAATCGAACCCACAAAACCAGGTTTTTGAGACCTGTACGTATGCCAGTTCCGTCACAAGAGCGTTATGGACAGTGAGGGATTCGAACCCCCGACCTTCGCTGTGTAAAAGCGTTGCTCTAACCAACTGAGCTAACCGTCCTATGGATCCAGTCGGGATCGAACCGACGACCTTTCGCTTGCAAAGCGGATGCTCTCCCAGCTGAGCTATGGACCCTAACCATCTACCTTACTTGGCAGCGTCTCCTGACCGAGGAACAATGGTCGTACCATCATTCTTAACGGTATCCGTTACTACGCCACCGCCACCACCGCCAGTTCCAGTTCCACCAGTAGAAGGCGGAGTATCCGTCTTGGCACTACCCGTGCAGGCAACCATCGTGAAAGCTACTGCTGCAAGAAACATATTACGCATAATGTAATCTCCTGTTTTAGTTTTTACTGCTAAATATGCATCATCATGATGCAAGTGGCTCGCTTGGGAGTCGAACCCAACTTTCTAGGTTATGAGCCTAGTGTGACACCGGTTCACTTGCCAGCTCCATTGCCCACCATGGAATCGAACCACGATTCGTTGATCCAAAGTCAACTGTATTGCCATTATACGAGTGGGCAGTAGTAGGGAGAATGTGTTTGGGTGTTTTCTAGGCACCCAAGGTGGCTAGCGGTCGCGACCGCTTCTCCCTCACCTTTGCAATTCACCCATCAGAATTGCGAACATTACTCCATACCGTATCGGAGATATGGTGCCGGTGGGTTCATGTTTTAACGTCAGACCACCCAACGAAGCTGACGAGAAAAGTACGGCGTACGGGAGTCGAACCCGTCTTACGGGAGTGAAAGTCCCGTGTCCTAACCGATAGACGAACGCCGCATACTGCGGTTAGATACCGTCCTTTGACATGCCTTATAAGGACTTTGCCTATTTCGGCTCTCTCCGGCGCTACGTGGGCTCCAAAGTCCCATCGTATTCCTAACCGCCACATCTTGAAGTGTCTCTGTTTTCAATCAACGTTTTGCTTCATACTTTAAACATAACTCACTGTACTTCGTTTGTCAAGCCCTGATTTCAATCTTTTTTGAAATTGTTTCGTTCTTGACTATACTTAAATATAAAGCCCTGGGACTCATTTGTCAAGCCCCAGGGTTAAGTCGTTGGAAATCAATAACTTACGTCTTTTTGGGCTTTTTCTTCTTAATTTTTGATGGTACTTGTTCAATATTAATCTGTGCTCCGAGTGTTGTCAAGACCTCAAACATGTTTGGGTAAACTGTCAATAACGTTTGATCCTTGATATGCACCAACACATTGGCTTCTTTCCAATGCATACCTTCCAACATTTGTAACCAGGACATTTCTCTTTTATGTGTTGGAATCTTTTGCATAGGTCCGTTCGCTTGAAAATTTCTAATTCTGCGGAATTCTTGTCGGGCTGTTGTGTTGGATACACCGTCAGGGAGGGTGGTTTCTGCCTTGTATGTATCAGGCATCCCTTCAGGCAATCCTGCCAACCGTTCTTCCTTAATTACTGCCATACGCATGAATTGAGCAAATGTCGAATCAATTGTGGCAACTTGCTTGGCACGGGTCACTTGGTCTTCAAGTGTTTCACCTTCAGCAATAAAATCAAGTTTTTCATTTATCATCATGTTGGCATTCAACTTCATATCAAAACTCCGTGATGTGCTCCATGAGATTCTTCATCTTATGGGCAATAAAGTAATTAAGCAATTGGGTCTTATCCCGCGTATCTTTTTGTGATACGTAGTTATTTATAATAGTTTTGCTAATATCCTCGGGAATATTTCGCAAATCCACCAATTGTGCATTACGACGGATGTTGGCTTCATGGGGCGTGCCATCCCAATCAGAGATGGACAACTTCTTCCACTCCTCTAAATCCTTTTTACGGATAGGCTTTTGCCGACCGCCAGACACGAACACATCATCGGCTGACAGGAAGTTAGGCACGCCATCTCCCTTGTCACCCATGAGAATATGTTCCATGACAATCTTATCAATGCTTTCCTCAGCCTTCACCCACTTCTTATGAATGGGAGAATACTGCTTCACATTCTTATACCGCTGGAGCTGTGTGAAGTCATGGTCACCAGACAAGATAAGTACAGGCTGGGGTTCAAAGTCCAAGCCGTCCTGAATTAAATCATTTTCCTGCGTCCACATGGCAAGAGTGGCAATAACGTCATCTGCCTCGGCGGTATCCACCTCAATCACAGGATATGGGAAGTGCTCGGCAATTTCCACCTTGATTTGATTCAATGCCTCAAAGATGGCATGCCAATCAAAGCCGCTATCATCACGCGCCTTCTTTCTATTTGCCTTGTAATGTGGGAACACCTGCTTACGCCAATACTTTTTATTGTCGCAGGCAATTACGATATTTCCAAATTCATTCCCATACTTCACCTTGTAACTGCGAAGTGCGTTCACAATCATGTGGCGAATAAGTGGAGTGCTAATCTCCACATCAGTTCGTCCACGAAGCTCTCCCATCAGAGTGCTAATTGCCGTTTGGCTGTAGTCAACAATAATCATAATTATCCTTATAGGAAGTTTTTACAATCTTCGTTAGGCTCTAGATGACACATATGGACAGTGTTCACAACCAGAGCACCTTGTTTTTCTTTTCTAGCACAGTCATTACATAAAACATAACGTATGTGCATGTATTTGTCAATATCTAGATACTCAGGACGACAGGTGGAAGCAATGTGTTCCACACCTTCATCCACTTTATTTTGATAAAATCGTGCACAACATTCTGGAATATTACTATGTATTCCAAAATGATAATGGTAATCTTTCATAGTTTAATAGGGCGTACTTTTGGTAACAGTTGATTACATGCTTGCATGTACAAATCTCTGCAAGCCATTTCAATTGCCTTTTCTGGGTCATGCGTGCCATATAAAAGGTCTTCCGTGATAACTACACGCATTTCATATGTTCTAACGTTTGGGTCATAACTGACGCAACGACAATGTTTTCCTCGCGTCAATTTTTCCACTTCAGCAACTCGTTCAGCAATCTCCCGATTAAATTCTGCTGTCAAGGCAGCTCGCTGAACTTCCAACTCCTCAGCGAGCTCCTTGGCGAAAAACTTTTTCAAATTACTCATTAGTCAATTCGGAGAATAAGCATATTATCATTCATGCGACCCGTCAACTCGCCACACTTGGCGCGAATGGTCTCAAACCAATTCACCGTCTGATTCTTCCGGAGACCCATGAACATGGTAAGCTGTTCATCAGGCTTACGGAGAATCTTCTCGCACGTCACCTTGAATCCCTGAATCTTGTTTGCCTTCACGAACAGGCTATTCTTCACCTCAGCCTCGTAGTAGCCAAGACGGCGCTTCTTGGTATCGTAAATCCATACCATGTTGGCACCAATGATGTCCACAGGATTCTTGGATTGCATCCCATCAAACTCCTTCATGTACCGGAGCTTGCTCGCCATCTTCTTCTTATCAGTCGGCTTGCGCTTGCGAATACGCTGCGACTTGATACGTGTGGACTGCTGTGAAATGGCATCCACGACCTGAGTGAAAACATCAATAATCTTTTTGAAATTGCGCTTTCCGATATACTTGTATCCCTGGGCAAGCTGTTCATCCTCGCCAGCATATGCCTGGTTCCATTCAATCAAATTGCGATTAAGATAATCCTGCACGAGCTTGAGCTGTGGACCCTTGAAATTCTGTGCAAGAATATCCCCAGAAATTTCCTCGGGCGTAGCTAAATTACCTTCAAAGGCATCATCCACCCGCACATCCAGGTCGGAGATGATACCTGCCACTTGCTGCTTGATTCTGTCCTGAATGGTCGGGCGTTGAACAGTAGGTGTAGCTGTCGTGGCAGCGCGCGTACGCTTTGCTGGCTTCACGGCATTTGCCACATAATCCTGAAGCTGCTTAATGTGCTTTTCAGACAAAGGAAATCCTTGCATATGGATGCGCGCCATCACGCATAGAGTCTTGTCAACACGGCTAACATCGCGCCATGCTGCAATATCCTGCTTTGCCGTTTTCGGGCGATGTTCCTTGATCCACGCCTCAACATACTTCACAAGGTCCTTGTCGCTGGCACAATAATTATGCCAATTCAAGGCGCGAAGAATTTCCTTGTTATACTGATCCTCAGCCACATCCACATCAAGCCATGTGGGTTCATCACCAATAAACTTGGCGTCGGAAGCTGGGGGTAGTACCGTGTGCAACGTCATGTTAGACCTCAATCTTAGTGATGGAATCCCAACGGAATGAGCGCCATGCTTGCTTGTCAATGTCCCAAACCGGACACACTTCGGGATTGACAGCGCGCTCCTTGGTAGTCTCCGCCTTCTCAACCTTCGGGATGAATGACTCATTCAAGGTACAGCGCATTTCACGCACTGACCCGTCATTCTTTGTAAATGTGATGGTAATAGCAGACGCGCGCAGAATATTACGGATACCTTCGCGGGTCACATTATCTAGATGTTCCATACAGCCTCCATGTTTTAGAGTATACTTAAATATACACTATTTCAGCCGTTTTGTCAAGTCCCGCCGTAAGTGCTTATATTTCAATCACTTGCGGTAGGGGATTTCACCATTTTGAACCAGGCGCCCGGGTTCCATTCTGTCATATTTGTGATGTTATCTTTAATTGTATCTTTTGTGATACTTTCTGGTTCAGGTGGCTCAGGCTTATCTTTTAATTGTTGATTGGCAGCAATTACCAACAATATGGCTAACGGGTCAAACACAAAGATAATCATCAAGGTGAGCAATCGCACTGCCTTGTCAAGTGTGGTGGCGTCATCACTACCATATATCATCTGAGCAATATATTTAATGGGACCCACTTCCGTTTCCAATTGTCGTTGACCAGCATTCAGTTTGGCGCGTTCGGCGCGTAATTCAACAATTTTTCTGTTACTTGTTGCTATAGTTTCATTTAATGAGACTCGTTCTGTTCTTTGTGAATTACGCAATGACACGGCGCGAGCAGCCGTGCGTTCATTACCAGACAAGGTTGATATGGCTTTATCCAATTGTTGTATTGTGTTCTTGGCACTTGCAATATCATCTTGTTCTTGCGCGATTTGATTGTCAATTAAAACAATCTGGTCTGAATTGGCACCTAAGTTTTGTGTGCCTTCCACATGAGCCTTGGTTAAATACCCGAAGATACCAATACTCGTAATGAAACTCAACACCATGACAGCACTAATGAAATATCCTTTCATGAGTTTGTTAGAATTGTCCCATGAACGATATAGCCAGGATGCTGATACTAGCTTACCCAATTCCAATGCAGCACCCATTAAACCTACAGTAACAGGCGCACCTGGAAATATGGCAATCAAACCTGTAATTGAAATGACTGCGGCAATAGAACTAATAAACAACGCTGATAAGAACGTTAATAATATCATAGTTTTAAATGTTTTTGATGGACCCGACACATGATCCAATCGTTATAGAACTTGTCTGGGTGTTCTAGGACACCATGTTCAAATTGGAACTTAGCTTCATAATAAGAACATTGTCCTTTAGTGGAACACAAACGTAATATTTCACGCTTAAAATGTTCTTGCCCGATGGCATTAATATCATCTGTAAGTTTTTTGTTGCTTCCGTAGTAGGATCGCCAATCGGACTCGGTTCTAATTCGCTTCTTTCTTCCCTTAACTTGCTTTCGTTTGGCAAAAGTAAATAGTTTTTTTCCAATGTACTCTCGCCCAGTTACAAGGTTGGTGATTTTATAGACGAAGCCAATAACATCATCAGGCACTTCAGTGAATTCATTTCCTTCATATAGCCACATAGTTCAATCCTATTAAAAGACTGAACTATTTATTCTTCTTCCTCATCATCAAAATGATAGGTTTCATCGTCATCAATCATCTCACCACAAAACGGGCAATATTGCACTCGGTATTGTATATCATCCATGGAATGTTTTATAGTGAATTCTCCGTCACACGATAGGCAAACAATAATTTTATGCATCTGTTTCTATTTCCAGTTTAGGTACGTCTTTTCTTTCTGCAACCACATAATAATGATATGTTGCATTTAGATGTCCCCACACTTCAATGCTTGTGATATTACAATATTTAATAAACAAATGTTGGTCTACATTGGTGGGGGTTAAATGTACGGTGATGCTATTTTCATCAACCAAGTCCTTCCAATAGTTAGGCAAACTTATCACGCCATTCTTGGTCTTTCCGCGAACATACACGCCAATTTCAGGACCTTCTAAACTGGCGTGCTTCAATCGCATGTGCTCCTTCCCTGGAGAAGGATGTGGGATATCGAATAACTTATACGGTGCCGACAAGTTGGAAAATGTGCCGAGGTTGGAAACAACTTGTTGTGTGAATGTTCCAATACCTGGACTTGTTACGTTACCTGCAACCGTTATGTTGGCGCCTGAAAGAGTAATGGCGGTTGTCCCACCACTACTCTTGATTTGATTGCCTTTGATGGTGATGTTTTGATTGATGATGAGATTACCAGATTCATCAAGTTGCGCCAATTCAGTACCACCATAAGAATACACATAAAACTTTCCATTCTTCCAAAATTCATAATTCCGAACTTCTACGTTATCGGAGAATTCTCCTTCAAGCTCACCTGGAATAGGAACAGGCAATGCTGAACCGGATGAATAATTTGTTTTACCAAATTCAATATCAGATTCGCCGCCGCTTTGTGTGTACATCACTGGCAATGTTGGCATAGTTTACTCTTGTAGTGTGATGGCGTTAATATACGTTTGTTTGGAATTGGCTCCAACAATTGTACTTATAACGGTTTCATCCTTCAATACAAGAACTGTAGGCACAGACCGAATGTTATATTCAGATGCCAACTCAGGCTTTTCATCAACATCAATGGTTTCAAATGTCACATTCGGGTGCTCAGTTGCTAGCTCCGAAATCATCGGAGCTAACATTCTGCACGGCGCACACCAAGGTGCTGTAAATCTCTTTACTGTAATCATACGATTTCACATGCTCCACCAGCACATGCTGCCTGGTCTTGAAGGTTCGTGCCATCTTCAAATTCAACGACGGCATCAAGGTTGATGTTATGAAGTGCTTTTACTAGTTCTTCATATTGTTCCTTTGTGATATCTTCAAACGGTGCTTGAATGTATGTGTGGTCACTGTGAGGAAGAACTGACAATGCCGTGAAGCTATCACGATTTGCCCACATCCATTCACCTACTTCTTGCCATTCATCAGGCTTGATGGTTACAGTTGTGGATACATTGTTCTTGTTTGCACCCTTACGATGTCCTGGCTTCACCCATTCCTTCCACACCTTTGATACGCGCTTCAACAAATCAAGAGCTGATTCTTGGCGTGTCACAGCACCTTCAGGTGCCTTCTGTGGTACTTCAATGACTGCCTGAATTTGTGGCTTGAAGAATTCATCCTTTACCAATTCAGGATGATTAATTTGTAGATATGAATAGATGCTTTCATTCTTACCTACACGAATACGACGGATGTAATAATCATTATGCCATGCATGAATGCCAGATGATGTGCCGAGAACCAATGACGAAGTACCCTCCGGCTTCACTGTAGTAGTACGTGCTGCAGGATTCGTTCCAATCAGGGCAGCAACCCGTGCATTCTCTTCCTTTACCACACTTGACGCTGCCTTGAGATCCAAGGTTAATACCGCACCCGAAGCAATGCCCGTCATACTCACGCCGATGAGTGCTTCCTTCTCGGTTGTTCTCTTCCATATATCTCTCAAATAGTGAAAATCAGTGTAGGATGCCTGTAATGTACCAATGAAGGCAGCAGCCCGTGCGCGGGCTTCCAAATCAGCCTGGTCTTCAACATCACCTGCGTGAATTGTTGTGAGATTGCAGAATTGGAAGGGACGGAGAGAAATTTCCGCGCACGGGTTCATGCCCCAATCCTTATCATTCGTGAAGAAGAATCCAGGTTCACCTGACCCTGAGGCTTCAATCTTCTTCCATAAATCCATGAACACTTCTTCTTCAACCATGTGACGAACAATCACGGCTGAGTTGTTGGCACGACCGCGCTGTGGAGCAGTTTCCCACCAGTTGCCGAACTTACAAGTCAACATATCCTCGTCATCAATGTTGAACAAACTAATCATGGCTGAACGACGAATGCCACCAGCAAGAACTGCGTCAGCAATGTAACACAGGATGTCATGCACATCAAGTGTGGATAGCTTCTCGCCGTTTTCCTTACGGTCAAGAATCTTCTGAACATTGTGGAGGCAATCCTTGAGAGGTTCAGGACCAGGTGCCTTACCACCAGAAGTGATGAGCATAGCACCCTTCGGGCGAATATCGCTGAAATCAAATACAGGATATGCCTTGCCCTTCATGTAGGCAGTAATCAACACCTTGATGGCATCTGCCCAGCCTTCGATACTATCACCCACAAGATAACGGCGTGACTTCACCGGCTTGTTGATTTCTGGCAACTTCTCGACATGGTGACGCTGTACTGAATATCCTACACCTGTACCAGATAGAAGCAAGAACATCACTTCTGAAAATGCATCCGTGTGGTCAATAGGGAGGAAACAGCAATTATATAAACGAGCATTATTAATGGCAATGGGCTTGCCAGCAAATTGCAAGCTACGCATTGATGGGAGAATCTTCTTGTCGTAAACAAATTCATATGCATCTTCAATTTCCTGTGCAAGTTGCGGAAACTTTTCCAAATGCATTTGCTTGTTTCTATCTACAAGTTCATTCCAATTTTCACGACCGTTCTTGGTCTTATCAAACTTGGCATACTTCATGAAAACTGTAATGTCAGATAAAATCTTTGCAGGTAGTTCCATCTTAGTCATCTGTGGTTAGTCCTAGTGCTCGTTGAATGTTTGGTGGAAAATATGTGTCGGGCTTGAGAATCTTGCCATCTTCACGCTTGATTACCTTGCCCTCTACGGTCTTACTCATGTTCGATGCTGAAATTTCATGCCACACCTGGTGCATTGGAATTCCTAAACTATTAGCCAATCCTAGAATAACCCAAATTAAATCACCACATGCATCAGCAACTTCGGTGATATCGGAATTCTTATACCCTTCCTTCAATTCTTCGAATTCCTCTCGGATCAATTCCATATACAAATCTGCTTGCACAATATTTGCATTTAGAAAACTAGGTTGGCGTACAACTTCCTGCCCACATGCTTCCATGAAAATTGCTACATCTGTTTGTTCTCTCATTATACAACCTCATTATGTGAAAAGTTATTTATCATTGGGAAGATTTCAGCGATTGCCTTGGCGCATGCTACAGCAATCTCACGGTGTTCCTTCTGTGTTGCTGCTTCCGAACGTATATCTATATAGTGAATCCAGCTTCTCAAGGTGCCGTTCACGTACATACGTGATGTCGTTAATCCTTCAGGGAGGACTGCTCGAGCAACTTCTTTGGCGATGCCATTATCAATTGCCCACGTATATGCATTACGAGCATGAATCAATACAAGTTCTTGCATTGATAACCAGGCTTTTTGCAGTTCTTCATCTTCAACTGCAATACTGTTCTGGCGATTTTTCTGGTCTTGTAACCGAGCTTCACGTTTTTCAAATGTTAATTCTTTAACAGGGTCAGCATATCGCTGACTAAATTCCTGAAATGTGAAACTGCGATGACGTAACAATTGCCGGGCAATGTCACGGGTAGTTTCAATTTCTAGTGTAATATTCACCATCTCAAAAGGACTCCAGTGTTTATGCTTAATCAAATAATTGATTAGCTTTTCTGAAGTCTCCATATTGTTTTGATTACTAGGATTACTGACACGGGCACAGAATGCCACAAGGTCTGTGGGTGTAGCAATAAAATCAAAATCATCACATGCAACAGTGTGTGATACCAGCTTCACGTTCATTAGCAATTTCTCCATTCTGTAAATTTTAATTGTGCCATCAATCCTTGGTACGTGTTCTCACGAATAAGTTGTTCGACTTTATTTCCGCCTCGGTCCATTTCATTAATATCTTTTTCAGTAACCGAGCAAGGCCATATGCAAACTTTGTAGTCCAGTTTAATATATTTTTCAACAAGGCGACATACCTCTTTATTTCTGGGTTGATTATCAAACACAACAACTACTTTGTCTTTCGGTAAATCTAAAGATTCCAACTTGTTGAAACTTGTTCCTGCACATGCAATGGCATTAGGCAGAAACAAACTATCAATGGGTCCTTCAACAACGTAAATTGTTTGTGTTCTATTTATAGAATTCATCCCAAAGATGAGAGGCGCATCTTCTTGTAACTTAATCATGATGTATCGTAACGATTCACCGCGCATGCCTCGCATCGTTACACCCGTCAACTCATTGTGTTCATTGTAAAAAGGAATCAACAACCGCGGTTCTTCTGTTTGAATAGAAGTGTATTCAGGAGCAATCTTTACAATATCCTTGACTTGTGGAATATAGTATAACTCATTCATCTTGTCAACTGGAATACCACGATTCTTGCAATATTGTACTGCCTCATTATCATCAGGCAATGCTGACAGCCGTATGGCAACCTTATCCAAAGGCTTGGCTTTAAATTCCACCTTTTCATATTGATACACGAATTCTTCTGCATTCGTGTGTGCCTTGGGTCCATTCTCTCCCTTGGAATATCTTTCAAACACATATTGCTGATAGGTATGTGTATCCAGATTCTTTAGAAAGGTTCCAAAGTGCTGACTCGCCAAACAGTTGTGACACTTGTAATACAAATCATTTTTCTGGCGATAGAAGTAACCACGTGCCTTGTTCTTATTTGTGCGCGAATCTCCACAAATAATACACCGGCAGTTCCATAAATCTGCTTTCTTTTTCTTGAATAATGGTAGCTTATGACCCACCACATTCAGATATTTCACATCTATAAAATAAGACATTGTAGTATACCTCCCATGCTGGAAGATACACTACAATGTTCAAATTGTCAAG